TTTTTTATTATCTACAGACGTGGTATCGGCTGCAACAAATTGTTTATATCTAGTTATCCAATCTTGCATAGGATTAGGGTTTCTCATATCAAAATAAAGACCTGATAAAATACTGTTAATTGCATTTGTATTTTTAAAATTAGGACCAAATACTAAACCATTTCTTTCAATATCATTAGTTAAATCAGATAAAGCTTTAAAGCATTTACCATCTTTATTTTCTGCGATACACTCACTTAATAAACTAATACATTTATCTGCAGATACTCCTGCACGAGTTGTATCTAAATCACAAATTTCTCCAATATCTTCTTGTAGTGCATCAGACATAGATGAATTATATGGATATTTTCTTAATAACTCAACTAAAGCTCTTTCTGTTCCAACTGTATCGTTGCGTAATAACGCATTAAGTAAAGCTTGTTTTGAATCTACGCTCATAATTATATATAACCATTTAGAAATTATTTTTAAAAAACTAAATATTTTTAAAATTAAAATCTAAAAATATATAATGATAAGTCTTACTGATAAAATATACGGTCTTTCTCTCCTAAGTTGGTTATTTATAATAATTATTTTAGCTTTTTTAATCTGGCGATTTTTCCTTTCTAATAATAAAGAAAACAACATCCCTCAAGGAATAAATGAAAGTGATGCAGAAGATTACGAATCTGTATCTTCTGATAACAGTAGTGTTGAACCTTTTGTAGATACTGGTGATAAAATTAAAGTTTATAATTTTAATACTTCTTGGTGCGGTTGGTCTGTTAAATTTCAATCTGAATGGGATAAATTTTCTAATTCTGTAAAATCTGATTCTAGTTTAAATAATATTGATGTGTTTGATGTAAAATGCGATAAACCTGAAAACGAAGCTGTATGCAAAGAATTCGAAGTAGAAGGTTTCCCTACTGTAATTATTGAAGCCGGTGGTAGAAGAGGTTTATATAAAGGTCCTAGAACTTCTAATGATTTAGTATCTACTGTTAAAGATATAAATGCTAATTAATACTTTTATCTTTTTTTATAAAATTAAGATAAAGATGTACAAATCTCTTCTAATTTATTATAAAATTCTAATTCTTTAATTTTTTCTATAGGAAAATTATCAATTCCGCAATAAGCACCGAACCAACTTCCAGAAACAGCTGAAATTGAATCATTATCTCCAAAAAAGAAAACATTATTGAATAATAAAGTTTCCCAATTAAATTTAGGTTTATCTAAATTAACTTTCATAGTTTTATTATCTGGTATAGCCGATAGTAATAAATTATCATATGCTATAATGGTACATTCTAATCCAGAACCTCCCATTTTATCATAACCTTTCATTCTATTTAAATAAGGAACAGCAGTATAATTAGTAAATTCATTAATTTTAAAAGCAGGATTTAAAAAAATAGGTAAATTTCTAAATGTCATTTTTGAAATCCTTTCTTCATTGTATTTTGACCAATATAGAAAAAAATTATCAATATCTTCCTTGATATCTTCTTTAATATGTTTTTTTATTAAATTATGAAAAAAGTTTTTTTTATAAAGATCTTCTAATTTAGTAGACCATTCAAAAGGTGAAATATTTTTAATTGCATAAGCTGTGAATAATGCTGTAACTATTCCACCCAAAAAACCTATGGAATAATTATGAGTAACTAAAGATGCTAATAAAGCTTCCTCGCAAACTTTATCAATATCATTATAATATTTTAATCCAATAGGAGCAGTTCTAATTGCAGCACCATTACCTCCATAAGTTGAAGAATATTTAATACTATTTATATTTTTAGTCATTCTTATTTTTTCTAAAGAAGATAGTGTTGCTGTTCCAGATATTCTTTGTTCTTCTTTCAATAATTTAAAATATTTTAAATAATATTCTATGTAATTTTTTACACCTCCTCCATTAATGACAGCTTCTGTAGTTGCAATTATTAAAATAGTATCATCAGATGATTTTAATTGTTTAAAATCTATATTATTTAAACCACCTAACATGTAATAATGATTTATAAAAAAATAATTCATTAATACTCCTTCTTTTATAGTATCAATTTTATTACCATAATTAAATTCCCATTTACCATTAAAAAATGCTAAAGTTTCTAAAAAAGAGGAAATATAGATACATCCTTTCACTTTATCTTTATAAGTATTCATTATAATAATATATAAATAATTTTATTATAATGGTTTAAAGTAAATTTAAATATTATATAATATAATGGCTAATCCGCTAATATCGGTGAATTTTCCAAGTTTAAAATATAATTTGTATGAAATATTAGGAGTTTCTAGAGAAACTTCTGATAAGAAAATTAAAAAAACTTATTTGAAATTAGCTGTAGAATTACATCCAGATAAAAATCCTGATTTTAATGAAGAAGTTTGGAACCATTTAGTTATTGCTAATCAAGTTTTATTAAATTCTCAATTGAAAGAAAAATATAATGATTTTTTAGATAATAAAGATAAAAAAGAATCTTTTTTAGAATTAAAAAATAATTTTGAATACGATGTAAAAGAAGTTGAAAAAATGTTCCCGAAAAAAGAAGAAGCCAAAAGCACTTTTAAAAATAAGATAGATGAATTAAATAAGAAACATGGATTTAGAGAAGTTGATCTAAATGTAGTAGAAAATTATAATAGGATGAAGAAAACTAGAGAACAAGTTAGTATACCTCAAGAAAAAATTTTAAATAATGATGATTTTAATAGTAAATTTCAAAAAAGAAAAGATACTGGATCTTCTGAAAGTCTTGTCAATACTTCAGGTAATACTACATTACTACCATATCAATCTAATGATGGTTTAACAACAATTGGAGATTATTCTACTTTATATATGGAAGATTCAGTATCAACTGGTGGTTTTACTAGTTTAGATATGGCATTTAAATTACAAAATATTAATATTAATGTTAAAGAGAAATCATTAGAAGAAAGAATGAAAGAATATAAAAGTGCTACATCTCATTTTGATGGAAGAAAACCAAGTGATTATTCTCAAAAAAAATTTGATGAATGGTTTGAAAAATAATTAAAAGAGTTTTGAGAAATAATTAAAAGAGTTTTGAGAAATAATTAGAAGAGTTTTGAGAAATAATTAGAGAGTTTGAAAAGTAATTAAAAAAAATTAGTAAAATTATTTGCCGCGTCATATCCAACTTTAATAAGTGTTAGAATCTGTTCTTTATCTATGTCAAATTTTGTATAAATAAATTCATGGTATTTTATTTCTATTATATTTTTTTTATATTTTTTTATATTTTTACTATTAATTGTATCAGCTGTAATACTAATTACACTAGTTATTATATCCTTAATGGAGGTAATCTCATTAATATTTGAATTTTTAATATAAAATCCAATAGTAGAATTTTTTGAACAATGATTAATAGGAAAATTATTAACAACACCCCCATCTATATAATAATCTTCTTCATGTTTAACTGGAGTAAATATAATTGGTACTGACATTGAAATTCTTAAGGCTGAAATAACTGAAAAATTTGGAGTATTTTTATAATTAAATATAACTTCTTGACTTTTTGATAAATTTGTTCCAATAATAGTTAATTTTTTATTAGTACTTTTAAAAAGTTCTTCAAATGTTATATCACTAACATTTAATTTACTTTCTAAAAATTTTATAAATAGTAATTTTATTCTTTTTCCTTCTTGAATTCCAAATTTTTCCAAAAAAGCAATGCTATTAATTTCACTTTGTAATTTTATAAAATTGAAATTAAATATGAAATCTTTTATTTCTTCTATCTCCCATCCCAAATTCAATAAAAAACTTAAAATTGCACCTATTGAAGTTCCAACAAAAGATTTTATTTTCTTTAAATCTATTATTTTTCTTTCTATTAAATTTTCTAAAGCACCAATAAATGAAAATCCTTTAATACCACCTCCACTAAAACATAAAGTTTTAATTTTCTTTTTCTTTATAGATTTTTCAAAATTTTCAATTACAATACTTGAAATATTTTCATGCATTAAAGTTTAAAGGATGTAATTTTCTAAATCAATTTAATGGTTAAAGCCGAAAATTTGGTAAAAGAACAAAAAAAAAGAGAGAATTTAAAAAATGAAACCTTTGAAAAAATATTAAAAAAAATAGAAAAGAAAATTATTAATGCAAGTTTAGGTGATTACTATTTTACTTGGTATACAATACCGGAATTTATAATTGGCTTACCATTATATTCTTTAAAAGATTGTTCGAAATATATTATATTAAAATTAGAAAAAGACGGATTTGAATTAGAATCATATGAACCGAATATATTACTTATTAAGTGGTTTCCCAAAAAATAACTAATTTTTATTAGAATTATTAGTATTACTTGTAATATTAGAAATCATATTGAGGAATATCATCAAACATAACCCAACTAATATTAAAACAATAATATCACGGTTTGTTTGTATAATATCTTCAAAATTTTCTAAAATTTTAGGTCGGAATTGCTCTCTCATTTGAATTTGACATTTCCTACAAGTTTTAAGATGTTTAACAAATGTATTACAATTAAAATTAGTATTTTGTTTAACTGGTAATACTATTTTATTTTTTTCTAAATGTTGATTTTGAAAATTTTCTATAGGTTTTTTTTTAACTTCCGATTCTTGGGTTTTTTTTAATTGGTTAGAAATATAATTTCCTTTACCCCATGCCTCTTGTATGGTGCAATAATTCATATGATTATACTATTGTTATACTTTAGATAAAATATTTAATAAAAATTTATTATCTAATTTTTATTATATGGATATTTTAGATAATAAGTATTTTATTGCTCTTTTTACGACATTTACTATTATGTATTTACCTTTAATTAGACCTGAATTACCATCTTATATTAAAAATTTATTCAACAATCCTATTTTTAGATTGGTTGTTCTATTTTTAGTTGTCGTAAAAGCGAACAAAAATCCTTCCCTTGCATTGATGGTAGCTATTATATTTGTAGCAATTACTAGTTGTTTAGCACAACAACAAGCAGTCGAAGCTTTTCAATCAACAACCCAAAAAAATAAAAAATAATTAAATATAATTTTGGTGCGTTAATTTAAAGAAAAGTTTATTATACAATAATATAATATGCCTGAATCAGACACATCAACTGAAATGAACTTTAATTTATATGATAAGAAGGGTAAAATTAATGACTCAAATACTGATAATAATAAAAAAAGTTCTGATACTGATTATTATTTTGGTTTATTAGCAAATCAAGATAAAACTGTTCCAGAAACACAAAGTATTTCTGAATCTAGTGAAATTCCAGAATCTTCTGAATCGGAGAAAGAAACAACATCCGTTCGTAAAGGTTCTAGTTCATCTGAAAGTTCTTCTTCTAGAAGATCTAATCATAGTTCTAAATCGAGATCTAAAGACAGATTTGAAAATATTGATTTTGGTAAAAAACATTCTCCCCCTTCTAAAAAATCTTCTTTTATGCCACAACCATCTTTCACGCAACAATTAAATCCTCAAGAAGTAAGAATGAAAAAAATAGAATTATTAAGAAAATTATCAGAGATTAAACAAAAAGGATTTTCATTAACTAAAGATTATGATTTTACATCATCTATCGAAGAAATGGAATATGAATATGAATTACTAAAAAGTTTTGTAGATAAAAGAAATGGTATTAAAATTTATAAAAATATTTTATTGAATGGTGTTTCAATTATAGAATTCATGAATGAAAAATATGATCCTTTTGATTTCCATTTAGAAGGTTGGGGAGAACATATGTCTGTAGAAGTAGATTCGTACGATGAAGTTTTAGAAGAATTATATGAAAAATATAAGGGAACTGGTAAAGGAATGCCACCAGAAATTAAATTAGTATTATTATTAGTTGCATCTGGAAGTGCTTTCCATTTTACTAAATCACAATCTACTATACCAGGTTTAGAAAAAGCACTAAGCAAAAATCCTGAATTAATTAGTAAATTAATTAATCCTCAGAAAGCCAAATCAAATTTTATGTCAGCCCAAGAAATTAATATTGAAAAACAAAGAGAATTACTACAACAAAGAGAGAAAGAATTGAAACAAAAATTAAGAGATCAACAACAAATGCAGGCATCAAGACAAATGCCTGTTCAAAATCAAAGACAAAATGAAAGACAACAACCATCTATTTTCCAACAACCTTCTAATTTCATGCAACAACCTTCTAATTTCATGCAACAACCTTCTATACCCTCATTTACTCAAAGATCAGTATCAGAAATTAAAGTTCCGGATAATGTAAGAGATATATTGAATAGAATTAAAACATCCACTAGTTTAGCTGGTACTACTGAATCCCATGAAGAATCTAGTTCAAATAATGATAGGTTGGTTTCAGATGTGAATTTATCTGAAGGTAAAAAAGGTAGGAAAACAAAATCTACTCCATCAATTTCAATTTCAACAAAATAATTACTCTTTAAAATAATTAATAAAAAATTTTAAAGAGATATAATATACTATATTATTAATGTCTGATAAACAAGAAATTTTACCTATCCATAAAAAAAGGGGTAGAAAACCTAAAAATAAAATTATAGAAAATAAAGTAGATAGCAGTCCCGTAAATTCCGAGGAAGAACCAATTATTACTCATTTACCTATTTCATTAGAAGATGTAGTTAATGCTACTAATGATGAAGTAGAAGATGATATTTTTATTAAATCTGAGAAAGATTTAAAACAAGTTTCTTTACCAAAACAAATTGTACCAAAACAAGATGAAGAACAAATGTTAAAACAAATTAATCAAAAATTGATTGAAACAGAAAAAATTTTCATGTTTGGTAAAAATGTAAATAAAGTTAATGTTCATAATATAAAATTTAAACCTGGAACTAAATGTTTATGGTGTAAACATAGTTTTGATACCCCTGCAATAGAACTTCCTGAAGATTATTTCAATAGTATATTTTATTGTATTGGTAATTTTTGTTCTTGGAACTGTGCTAAATCATTTAATATTGATTTAAATGATTCATCGACTTGGAAAAGAGAATCTTTATTAAATTTATTATATTATAAAACATATGGTTCTTTTACAGAAATAATATCAGCGCCTTCCTGGTTATTATTAGAAGATTTTGGAGGTATTTTAAAAATAGATGAATTTAGAAAATTGTTTAATTTTAATAATAAAGATTATTTAGTTTTACATCCGCCTTTAATAACTAGACAATTACAAATTGAGGAATCTTATAGAAAAAATAATAATACTACAGCAAATAAATTAGAAAATATGTACGATGGTGAATTAGTTTTGAAAAGAACCAAACCAATTGAGTCTAATAGTTTAAATTTGGAAAAAACGATGGGTCTAAGGAAAAAGAAAGTAGAAAAATCATTAGTTATTTAAAAAAAATTGATAATTATAATATATATAATTAATTATAATTATCATGACAAGTTTAACTGTTCCGTTTTATAGTATTACCAAGCCAATTGATAATGAGCTTGTTTTAATTAAATTAACAGAGAAGAAAGAATCTCATTTTGAAGGTAAATTGTTGGATTATCCATGTGATCTATTTATGAATCAATCTGATGCAACTAATAAGAAAAAAGTATTTAGTTGGAAAGGCATTATAACATTAAATAAAGAAATGTTTGCAAAAGTTGATGATCCAGATTATGATAAAAATATTGTAAAAGTCTCTTTAACTAATATTAATCCTAACGATGAAGATATTATTAATGGGTTTTATAAGAATAGGCAATTAATTTCTATTTTTATTAAACTTTCTATAACTTTTCAACAAAATCTAGATGAGTTATGGCAAAAAGTTATTTATAAAATTGACAAGAAACGTAGAGATGAATACGAGGAAGATAGTCTACCTCCGTTAAGTGATTATTGTATTGAAGAGAAAGATTTGGTGATTGAATCTTTTGATAATAAAGAAATGAGTGATAAATTTTTTGAATTTATGAATCAATTAAATCAAGAAAAACCATTTAAAATTATTTCAAAAATTAAAATAGCTTCTGAAGGTGGTATTACAAAAACTAAAGAAGTTATTAGCAAAAATATAGATTCTATTAAATATAATTTTACTTTTAAATATGATACCGGATCTACATTTATTCTTGAGTCTTCTTCTAAAGATTCTTCTCTAGAAGACCATGATAAATTTATTAAACTATTACAAACTAAAGGAACATTTGTTCAATGTGATAGGAAAAAGAAGATTTAAATAACTATTTCTTTATTAGATGTATCAATTGTGATTATATTTTCTTTAGGTTTATTCTTTTGTTTTGGTTCTTTTTTCTTATAAACTTTATTTTCATCATTATCTACTTTAACATTCATTTCAAAATAATAAGCTCCTTGGAGGAAAGCATCTGCTAAATCATCCTTTTTTTTATGAGAATTAAATTTAGCCAACCATTCTGGTAAATGCTTACACATTTCAGTTGCATATTTTACAGCTAAACTTTTAGTCATTTTATATGCTTTTGATTCATCGGATGATTTTAATTTTACTAATTGTTGAGTTTCACCATCATTAGCTAATTTAATTTTATTAGAAGGAGACATAAATTTTACTTTTTTAATTAAAGATTTTGTAATTGCTTTATCAACCATTCCTCGGATCATATAATAATCATAAATAATTCCCGATATACTTTTCATTCTTGGATTTTTAAAAGATGGTTGATTTTCAATAACAACTACATTAGCTTCTAATAAGTGTTTTCTTTTCTCTAATTCCATAACTAATTTTAATCTAGTATCATCAAAATCTAAATCCTTAACACTAGTATTTTTTAAACTCTTCATTTTCATTTCATTTTCTAAATTAGAATAAAATTTTTTGGCATGAGGTAGACAATAAGATTTTTTGTCTGAAGTTTGCATTTGTAAAGTACAATTTTTATTACATAATTCTTCATCGGTAATTTTAAAAGCACAACCACCTATTTGTTTTTTATCTAAAGGTTTAAAAAAATCTTCAAATGGTTTAGGTTTAGAAGGAATATTTTTTGAATGAACTTTACAATAATATTTATTTCCACTAAATATTTGTAAAACTTTTGCTGATTTATTACACATTGAACATTTATGTTCTTCTCTGTCAGTTAAATCAATAATTGCCCAATCTAAAATATCCCATACATATTTATCTTTTTCAACTAATTTTTTTGTAAAAAAACAATATGCTAAATGAATAATTCCAACATCGAAAGATAAAATCTTTTCCATTTATTATATAAATATATATTATTTCTTATTTTAAACCATTATATAAAAAATAAATAAAAAAATATAAAAAAATATATTTATATAATGAGAAGTATTCCAAAATGTAATTTAACATTAAATGGAAAATTAATATATAGTCCTGGTATTTCTAAAGCAGGCAATGTAATAGGTGGTGGACTAGGTCTAGTAGTAAATAGTGTTTTAGCAGTTATATTCTTAATTATTTATATGGTAACTAAAAGTACTTTCGTTTTAGTTTTATTTTTATTATGTGTAGCTAGTGCTATTTATAGTCGTTACCAAATATCTTCAAGTGTACCTACAAATACTCCACCTAGACCATGTAAGGATGACAAAGGTGTTATTTTAAATTAATTTAAATTTAATTCTATATCTATATAATTAAAGAGTGTATCTGTTATAAAATAAATATTGATAAAATAAATTTTAACCACTTAAAAATAAATTTATCTATAATATTAATGGTTAATAACAAAAAAGAAAGATCAATTAATATAATAAAGATTACCCCATGGATTCCACCAACTCAAACAATGTCTAATAGTTGTTATAAACTTACCATGGATATGATAGATAAACAACCACCTAAACGATTACCTATCTATGAAAAAATAGATATATATAAGGAATCATCAAATCTTAAAGGTAAGTACTATCTTAAATGATTTATAAATCGAATAAATAATATCACCATCAAAATAAATATTTTATAAAAATTGTATATTTAATATATTTAAATAATAATTAAATATATTAATAAATGTCATTAGAGCTGGTTATTGGGCCCATGTTTTCTGGAAAGTCAAGTGAAATTATTAAAAGAATAAGATTAGCTAAAATTATTAATAAAAGAGTTTTGGTTATTAAACCTTTAATTGATAATCGATACGATGAAAATAAGATAGTATCTCATTCATTTGAAACTGAAAATTGTAGTACTGTATCTAAATTAGAAGAGATAAATGATACTATTTATTCATACGATTTAATCATAATTGATGAAGGACAATTCTTTCCTGATCTAAAAAAATTTGTATTATATTGGGTTGAAAAAAATAATAAAGATTTATTAGTTGCTGGATTAGATGGTGATTTTAAAAGACAACCAATTGGTCAAATATTAGATTTAATACCATATGCTGATAAATGTAATAAAATAAATTCATTATGTAAAGAATGCAATGATGGAACGTTAGCACTTTTTACTCATAGAAAAATAAATGAAAAAATGTCTCAAGAACAAGTTTTTGTTGGAGGTGCGGATACTTACATGCCTTTATGTCGAAAACATTACTTAGAACTCAATAAAAATTGATTTTTAATTTTTTTATTTTATTAATAATTCTATAATGTTGGAATATTTTTTATTATCAAGATTGAGTACTCATAATTTTGCATATGATGTAATGATTATATTGTTTTTAATTCCAATGGTCACTTATTTAACAAATTTTATTAAAAATGATTTACCTTCTATTTTAGAAAAATGGAGATTAAATAAATGGAATAGAATAAATTTTGTTGGTTGGGATCATTTAAGTTGTGGTGTACTATTCTTTGATTATCCTGAACCAATGTTGGCAATTTGTCATCATATTACGACTAATAATTTTTCATCTAATATTAGATATATTAATTCAAAAAGAAATTCAATTTTCTATACTGATTCATTAGAAAAAATAGATAAAAATAATATTAATTTTATAGTTGATAATCAATATAATATTAAAATTAAAGATGATATTTATATTGATTTTGTATCAAATCCTATGAATACAAAAAATGATGCAAATTCTTCTAATACTTTAACTTGGAAAGTAAGTTTGATTGTTAAATCTAAAAGTTTTAATCAATCTGAATTAAAAGAATTTATTAACACCTGCATGAAAAATTATTTAGAATTTGAAAAAAATAAAAATAATAACAAAATATTTCATTTTATATATCAAGGCATATCTGATGAAAAATTAAAATTCTCTCAAAATTTATTTTCTGATTTTAAAAAAGAAGAAGATAAAAATAATGAAACTTTTAATTCGTTATTTAGTGAACATAAAGATAATATAATTAAAGCTGTTATCAGACTAAAAAATTATGAATATTATAAAAGAACTGGAAATAAAAGGAAATTAGGATATTTATTTCATGGTAATCCTGGTTGTGGTAAAACAGCACATGTTGCAGCTATTGCAAATCTAGATAAAAGACATATTTTAGAAGTTCCGATGTCAAGAGTAAAAACTAATAAAGAGTTAGAAGAAATAATTAATCTTACACAAATTAATGATGTATTATTTAAAAAAGAAAATTTGATAATATTTTTTGACGAAATTGATCAAGTGGGTAAAACTTTATCAAAAAGAACTAATGAAGTAGATGAAGAGAAAGAACATATTTTAAAAAGTAAAAATAAAGAAAAAGAAAAAGAGAAGGATACATTTAATTTTCTTAAAAATGATGATGAATTAAATCTAGGAAATATTTTATCAAGATTAGATGGTATTGGTAATTATAATGGTTTAATTATTATTGCTGCTACTAATTGTATAGATAAACTATCTCCTGCTTTATATAGAAGTGGAAGATTAACTTCTTTACATTTTGATTTTTGCAGGAAAATTGATATTATTGGAATGATAGAATTTTATTATCAAATAAAATTGAGTAAGGATGAAATAACATATTTACCAGATAGAAAACATAATATTTCACCTGCTACTATTAAAAAATATATGGAAGAGAATGAAAATAATTATAAGGAATTACTAAATTTATTAAAAACCAAAAATAATTAGTTTTTTTCATCTTTTTTTATAGTTCTCTTTCCTGTAAGAAAAATTAATTGTGGTTTTTTAAATTTTAATCTTTGATTTCCTTTATTTTCTTTATGTTTATCTTTAAATACAGTAATTTCTATAGGATTTTTAATAAAATCTAGCATTATAATAAAATAGAAAAAATTTGAGTTATTTTCATTTAAAGATTACTTTCTTTAAGTATTAAATTATGGTTAAGACTAAGCTTACAAAAAAAGAATCGGCAACGAATGTTGTAAAAATTGATACAAAAATTTTAAAACCTGAAATTAAAATTACTAAATCTGAAATGAAAGAATTAATAAATATAGATAAATTAGAAATTAATAATTTACCTGAAGGAGTTAAAGTTGCAACTATGTGTTGTTCTTGTTTTTTAGGAAGTAAATTAGATTTAGACAATATTGAAAAATATATGGTATTAAATGAAAATGATATTTTAACAGTAAAAAGAAATAAGGATAGTATTAGAACTTTAATAGAATTAAAAAAACCAAGTAAAAGAAATAATGCCGATAATAAAAAGAAAAAAGATGGTGTTAATGTAATTAATAATTTTTATAATTCAATTACATTGATTGTTCGTGTTAATGAGGGTGATACTAAAAATATTAATCTTGAACCTAAAATTAATATTAAATTATTTAAAAATGGAAGCATGCAAATGTCTGGGTGTAAAAATATTAATAATGTTAATAAAGTTTTATTAAAAGTTTTAGAAAGATTAGGACAAGTTAAAGGTAAATTAGAAGAAGGAGATATCAAAGAAATTAAGTTTACTGAAGAAATAGATAAATTAGGAATATTTAATTTTAAAATAGATATGATTTATTGTAATTACAGAATAAGTATCCAAATTGATAGAGAGAAACTTCATGAATTATTAAAAAAGAAAAAAGTTAAAGTTATTTATGAACCTTGTAGTAGAGCTTGTGTAATAATTAAATATACACCTAATACTGATAATGTTGATAATAAAGAAGTAAGTATCTTTATATTTAAGAAAGGAAATATTATTATTACTGGAGCTCGATCTAGAGCTCAAGTAATAGAGGCTTATAATTATATTAATAATATTATTATTACACATTCTGATGAAATCATTAAAAAAAGTGAAGAGGAAGAAGAAGGAATGATTTTAGATTTATATGAAGATGTAATGAAAGATGTTGAACAAGGATTAATTACTATTTAATTCTTTATTTTATTCAAAAAACTCTTTATTTTATTCAAAAAACTCTTTATTCAAAAAACTCTTTTTAATTATTTAAATCGTGATCATCAAATTTATAATTTTTTTGATGAAAAATATCATTTACATATGGATTTTCATTTAATGTATTAATAAAAATATTATTTGTATAATAATCACCATAATCTAATTGTGGTTTTTTATTTTCAAAAGTGCGTTTATGGTAAGGTTCTACATTAGAAGGCATAATATTTTGATCCAATGGTCTAGCAGGATGGGGAACATAATATACACCATCTTTTTTAGAATTCATTTTAACATTATCTTTATTAATTTGTGGACCTGCATAATTTTGTCCACCACCAGATGTTCTATTATAAGTGGAAGCTTCTCTTGTATCTCTAATAGTCATATTATCAACAGCAATATGAGACGATGGTCTATCAACTCCCCAAGATAAAGCACCTTTATAATCAGTTAAGTGTGTAGTTTCTTTAGTGGTAATTCTTGCTTTATCTTGTACATCTCTAGTATAACCAGCGAAATTATCAGCACCATGTAATGGGCCTTCATATTGTGTAGCTTCAGTAGTTTGTTTAATTGTTGGTCTTGCTACATCAGAAATATCTCTAGTATAACCAGTATTATTTTCAGCTCCACCAACAGGACCTTCATATTGATTATTTTCAGTAGTTTGACGGATAGTTTTTCTAGCTTCATCCTTCAAATCTCTTACATATCCTTCAAAAGTTTCAATACCTTGGAATCCTCCATCGTAAGTATTATTCTCAGTAGTTTGTTTAATTGTTTTTTTAGCTTCATCTTTATCATCTTTGTAATAACCTGCAATTACATTTGAAGCAACATTCATTCCAGGAGTTGTATACAAGGTAGATTGTTTAATTGTAGGTTTAGCTTTATCTGCTAATTGAGCTCCAGGGCCTTGTCCTTCTGGTTTAGCATTTATTACAAAATTATAATTTGTAGTTTCTCTGATTGTTTGTTTAGCTTTATCATTTAATTGAGCTCCTGGTCCTTGGCCTTCAGGTTTAGCATTAATAATAATGTTATGACTAGTGGTTTCTCTGATTGTTTGTTTAGCTTTATCATTAAATTGAGCTCCTGGTCCTTGATTTTCAGGTTTAGCATTGAAAATAATATTATGACTTGTAGTTTCTCTAATAGTTTTCTTAGCTATATCGTTAAGTTGAGCTCCTGGACCTTGATTTTCAGGTTTAGCATTGATAATAATGTTATGACTAGTAGTTTCTCTAATAGTTTTCTTAGCTATATCGTTAAATTGAGCTCCTGGACCTTGATTTTCGGGTTTGGTATTGGTAATAATGCTATGACTGGTAGTTTCTCTAATAGTTTGTTTGGCTTTATCTGACCATTGAACATTACTTTGTCCTCCTTCATATTTAGAACCTAAAATAATATTATGACTAGTAATTTCTCTGGTTGTAGGAGAAGGAATATAATTTTTCTTATCAATTTGATAAGATGCACCTCCAGCATAGTATGATGCACCATTTCTAGAAGCATTAACTGAAGCTCTTTGTGTTTCTCGGTTAGAAAAACTTTCAATATTAGTATGAACTGGTCTTACATCAACTGCATTAACTGCATGTGTTGGATCATTATATAATTCTTGTCTTTTAGATGGTTCAAAAGTAGTTTTAGTTAAACTAGGACCATCACCCATATTTGCATTATTGGCATGACCATTGTAATGAGTTTCTTCTTCACCTCTTTGAGAATATACATTAGTATATTTACCAGTTTTCTTTTGACCAGGAACAAATGCTTTAGTGGGAACTAAATCTTCAAATTGTTGTTCAATAAAATCTGGTAATTTAAAATGTGTAATATTAAAATCTGGACCTCTAATACCAAAACCATCTCTTTTAACTTCCAAAGGTTTATTTTTATAAGAAATTTTAGGATTATAATCACCTCTTAATGCATCAGTACTTCTTGGATTTACTCTGTATACTGTTCCTAAACCTTCACGACTTTCGCCATCAATACCAGGTCTAATCTTGATACCATTAACGAAAGGTAAATTACCATTATTATTTTTGTTAGATGGTAAATACCTATCATCTAAATAATCAGTAAATACAGGCATACCATTTACATAAGATAAATTTTTAATTGGTTCAAATAAATTATATTTTTCTTGTTTAGGTACAAAGAAATCATTCACACCAGTAAAAGCTTCTAATTTACGTGTTGCTCTAGAATCATCAATATTATAATCTCTTTTAGTAGTATTTGGAATCATATTATTATGAGTAAAATTTTCTTTGGTAACTACTCTATAATTTAAATCATCTTGAACATTAGAATATCCATTAAATAAATTCAAAGTTTTTTGTAAAGATGGATCAATACCAGAAACAGTAATATGAGAATCTGCGATTCCTACTGGATCACTAATATTATCAAAAGTTAACTCATCAAATTGTTTAAAAAATTCAGGTTTATTTTCTTTTATGGAATTAACTAAATTACTAGCTTGCATTTTTTCTAATTGAATCATTTTATTATCAATGTCTGATCCGTATTTAGAATTTAAATCCTTAGGAGAAAATTTTTCTTTATTTTTTTTATTTTTTTTAGATGAATTAAAAACATTTTTAGTTGAATTAAAACCAGCTACGGCTAATGCTCCTAATAATAAACTTTCCATATTATTATTAAGGACATTTTATTTTCTATTAAAAAAATATTAATCGTTTTTTATTTATTTACTGCATTGTTGATTAGGAGGAGAGTAACCTAATACAGGCGCATTAGGATTTTCTTTAGGTAATGCATCACCTTTATCTAAAACAACTGGAAGAGGAATTTTGTAGGTATCTTTAGCCTTATTTCTAGAATCTAATCCTTGTCTATCATCAATAATATGACATTGAGGATTAGAAAATAAAAAGGGTTGTAATTGATAACTAGTTAAACTCATAGATCTAAAAGCTTGGGTAGGGTAAGTAAATCTAGAATCTTCAGAGTTTAATTTTTTCTCACAAGATACTTTTTTTACTACTTCATTTTTACCATAATCCATATCAGCAACATTTTCATTACCTTTAGTTAAAATTTTAGTTCTACTTTGTAATTGTGATTCTACTTGAGCCATTTTACCCCAATTTAATAAATTGGAATCTTTCTTACTAGTAGAAACATCATTTTTAGAACCTCTCGGTCCATCGTATGATAAACATTCATTGGAATTTTCTACAAAACCTGGAAATAAACGGTAATTACCTTCATTAACGCTTCTACCAACGTAGGCTTCTGTTGCAGATTGGTCATAACGGGTTCTATTGAATGACATATATACAATAGTTTAGAAAATTTAAATTATTTTATTCAAATTTTTAAACAAAATAATTTATATAATTAATTCTTAATTTAAAATGTTCCTAATTTCCTGTTATCAAAACCATTTGATGTAGGCATTTTCATATTAGTAGGAGTGATGTAGTAAATAGTATCACAAACTCTGGCAGGAGTAAAATCAGCTTTGGCTCCGGGTTTAGAAGGATCAAATTTCTTTTCAGGGCATTTGGAATCTTGTCTAATAACACCTAATAAATCACTTTCTACATCTGTTTTAGAACCAAATTCTAAATTGTTTGTGAATTTTCCTTCAGGGCATTGCTTTTGATTTTCAAATTTACCTCTGTATAACATCCATTCTAATGAGGATGTGCTCTCTTTTAATGTTTTTGCGTAGGCACAGTTATCATAAGTTAAACGGTTAAAACTCATCCGATATATATTTACCATAGAAAAAATATTTTGATTTTTTTTATACTTAATTTTTTGATTTTTTTTTATTATTATTGTTTTTAATTAAAATTTATTGTTTTATTTTAGATACCCATTGGGAAATGAGATTACCTAAATATTCATCTTCAAAAAGATTATTTCTAATATAATTTTCCCATAAATTATTTATTAATTCATTTTTAATTTCAAAGTTAAAAACAGGTTTTTCTTTTAATAATTTGATTATTATAAATTTTAATTCTAAATTTATTAACCAATCTGAAGAAATATTAAAAGGATAATCAATAAAAGGAACTAAATAGGTTAATAAAACTTCTAATTTATTATTTGGACAACCTAAAGAATTTTTTAAAGGAAAATTTAACTCTTCACGAATAATATTTAAATATGTTTCTTTAAATTCAGGATTTATTTTATCTAATAAACTTTGTAAACATCCGATTAAATTAAAATAAGTATAATCATTAAATCCAATTTGATTTGTTTCTTTAAAAATATTAAATAGAAACTTTAATTCATCATAATTTTCAGCTTCATTATAAGAAAAAATTATTTTTAGGATAATACTACAATCTATATAATTTTGAAGACTATGATTTTTTTTTGTTCCATCTCTAAATAAAAGATGTTTTTTCATATCAGAACCATTTTTTAAAAAAAAAGAAATTAAATTTGGATCTCGTTCTAAACAAGCAATTTCTAAAGCAGTATTTCCTTCTTTATTAGTAATATCAATTGGAGCTCCTAATTTGAAAGCATTTTTTAAAAATGTTGTATCCCCATATTTAATTGCTTTATGAATTGGAGTATTTCCGGATAAATCATAAATATCAAATTTTAAATTATAAGATTTTATATTCTTCAATTTTGAAATATCACCTGTTTCAATAACATCAAATAAATTTATATCAATAGGTTTGTCGTTATCTTTTTCTATTGTTTTTTCTACTGTTAAATTTATAAATTTATTACATTCTAATTCTGTTTCATTTAATAAATCTTCTAATTCCTTTTTAGAATTACTTTTCTTGATAATACTTATATATTTTAATGATTGTTTAAAATATTCAAAAGATTTATCCTTATCTTTTCCCATTAATTTTTTACCCATTAAGAAAGATTTAAAACATTTTTTAATATCTTGGTTAGGGTCTTTATTTACAAATAAATTATCGTTTTTATCCTGTTCCATTAATAAAATAAAGATTAATATTTAAAATTAAACTCAATATTATCTTCTTGTCTTGATACTGTTGACAAATCATTTTGTGGTTTTCTTGTACTGTCTCCACCTCTAGGCATATCCATAATTACATTTTCAGGTTTTGAAAATCTATTATCTATAAATTCCCATCTATCAATAGTTTCACTTTCTTTTTGTGCTTTAAAATTTTTTGTTTCTGTTCTTGTAAAATCACCTACTCTAATTGAACTACTTACATTTAAATTTCCAAAACCACTTCCAGGGCCAGTAAAATAAGCTGGGTAATAAAATTTTTCATCAGTTTCTTTTTGAATAACATTTGCTACCGGTAATTCATAATTATTAGGATGTAATTCTCCGACTAATTCCATCTTTGTTTTTTGTCTAGTTCCAACACCAGGAGTAATTAAATTGGATTCTGCATCAATAACTTCCCATTTCTTATCATATTCCCAATAACCAGGAGTATTACAAACAAATTTCTTATTTTCATCATTCATAAATCTTTCTTTTTTAGAAAAATTTTTTGAATTAAATTTCTCAAAACCACTTTTATTTTTATTTTTATGTTCAAAAGGTGCAAAACTCATTATTATTATTTAGATTATTTTAAACAAAATAAACTAATTAATATAATATTTTTAATACTGCATTTAATTTTTTAGTACTGCATTTAATTTTTTAGTACTGCATATAATATCTAGATTGATGATATCTATTATCCCGATTTTTATCACAATTCAAGCCTAAATTTTTACATTCTCCAGAATTTCCATATAACCATTTTCCTAATGTTGATTGGTTATTTACAACTGTTGTCCAAGGCATAGTAAAAAATTGCCTATCGGAAATATTAGTCCCCCATAAATCAGCTGGATCGGTGATTATATCTTTTCTAAATTCTTCTCTCATTTTATTTTTAACTTTATCATAAGAACATGCAGCAGGTCTATCAACATCATTCATATAATCACCAATAGTAAAATTCATAAATGGATTACTTTTTGAAGGGTTAGTACACTTTAATTCAGTTTTCTTTACCTCTTCAAAATTTTCATAATATCCAAGAAAATAAGATATAATTAATAAAACTATACTTACAGAATACCACTGAGAATTTAATCCAAATATTGTTATTGATATCATATAATATATTGCTAATCTAGCTATCGCATTTATTTTTCCTATTCTATCTAGATCATTTGTTGGAAAAAATTCTCCTAGATTTTCAAATAAAATTCCAGGATTATTATACCATACTTCGGTCATTATAATAGATTTAGATTAAAATTTTTAAAAAAATTGATTTATTAAAAAATTATTTAATTTCCTAGTTAATTAATGGAAAATCTTAACAAAATCACTATCAAAAGAATTAATGGAGACTTTAAAAAATTTCAAGAAGAAAACCCTAGTCATTTTGATGTTTATCCCAATCCAGATAACATTTTAGAAATACATTTTCTACTTTATGGTAGAGAAGAGACACCATATTCAAATGGACTATATGTTGGAAAAATAGTTCATTCTCCTGATTATCCAAGAAAAGCACCAGATTATTATATGTTAACTCCTAATGGTCGTTTTGAAATTAATAAAAAAATTTGTCTAACTAATTCTGCATATCACCAAGCTGATTGGGCTCCTGGAGCGTGGAATTTAATAACTCTTTTAGAGGGATTTGCATCGGTTTGGCATTCTGAAATTAAAGAAGATAAAATTGGTATCTCTCATATTACAGAATCAAATATACCAAATATTCAGAAATTAGCTATAGAATCAAATGATTATAATAAAAAACATTTATCCAATATCTTTTTAAATTTTCCAAAAATTAAAAAATTATATTAAAGAGCATTTTATTTATTATATAAATGGAATCTAACAAATTCAATTCTTGGGTTGAAAAATATAGACCAAAAACTTTAGAAGATATAACAGCTCAAAAAGATGTTATTGATTCATTAAAGAAAACTCTAATTACTAAAAATTTACCTCATTTAATTTTCTTTGGTCCATCAGGCTGTGGTAAAACTTCTACAATTTTAGCATTATCCAAAGAATTATTTGGAGAAGAAAATTATTACGATAGAGTTATTGAATTAAATGCTTCAGATGAAAGAGGTATTAATGTAGTTAGAGAAAAAATAAAAACTTATGCGAAAAAATCTATCAATCCAAAACCAGGTATTCCACCTTGGAAAATTATTATTTTAGATGAAGCAGATAATATGACATCTGATTCGCAATTTGCTTTAAGAAGAATTATGGAAGAATATTCAAAATTAACTAGGTTTTGTATTATTTGTAATTATCATAATAAAATTATTGATCCAATAAATTCACGTTGTGCACTATTTAGATTCAAACCAATTAAAGAAGATGAAATTATAGATAAATTAAAATTTATTTGTGAGAAAGAAAATTTTGAATGTTCTGAGATATTTTTAAAAAAAATTATAAAAAATTGTAGAGGTGATTTAAGAAAAGCTATTAACTTTCTTCAAAAATGTTATAATACATCTGGAAATATTTTAAATCAGGATATATTAAATGAAATATCCGGTGTAATTCCAAAGAATGTTTTCGATGATTTAGTAAAAGCAATTATTGAAAAAAATTCAGATGTTATTGATTTTAATATTAAAAATGAAATTGTTAACAATGGATATAGTTTGGTAAATCAAATTTTACATTTTCATAATTATATTCTAAATAATGAAAATTTTTCTTCAAAAATAAAATCATTATTAAGTTTAAAATTAACAGAAATTGATAATAATTTGATAAAAGGTGGAGATGAATTTATTGAATTTATGAGATTAGCTTATGATTTTAGTAAGATTATAAATAGTAATTAATTAAAAAGAATACATAATTAAAAAGAAATATATATTAAAAGGAATACATAATTTAAAGAAAGATTTCATATTTAATTTATTATTATGGAATACCTTCCTTGGGTAGAAAAATATAGACCACAAAAAATAGACGAAATTATTAGCCATGATCAAAATATTGAAACAATTAAAAAAATGTTAGAGGGGAGTTCTTTACCACATTTATTATTTCACGGAACTCCTGGAACTGGGAAAACATCTTTAATTTTAGCTATAGCTAATGAACTTTATGGAAATCAAAAAAATTTAATGATTATGAAATTAGATGCATCTGACGATAGAGGAATCAATTCAGTTAGAGAAGAAATAAAATGTTTTGCTGAAAAGGTTAATATGTTTTGTAGCGGTGTTAAATTAATTATTCTAGATGAAGCTGATTCAATGACTTTTGATGCACAATTTGCTTTAAGAAGAATTATTGAAAAATATTCAAGAACTACAAGATTTTGTTTAATTTGTAATTATGAAAATAAAATTATTCCAGCTATTCGTTCTAGATGTGCTAATTTTAGATTTAGTCCAATTAGTTCTAATCATATTGAAAAAAAATTAGAATTTATATGTAATAATGAAAAAATGACTTTTGAACCTAAGGTTTTAGAAACAATTAGTTTATTATCTAAAGGAGATTTAAGAAAAAGTATTAATTTTTTACAATCATTATCTCTTCAATCAAATCATTTAATTATAAAAAATTGTTATAAATTAGCTGGTGTACCTTCTTATGTAGAAGTTCAAGACATTTTAAAAACATTAATGGACCCAAAAATAAGTTTCGATCTAGCAAATAAAAAAATAGATTCTACAATTAAAATAAATGGTTTTTCTTTGTCTATTGTTTTGAAAGAAATAGTTTCTTATTTATTAAATAATGAAAAATTATTAAAAAATATCGAATCAGATAAATTAGCAAACTATTTAACTGATATGTCAGATTTAGAAAATAGAGTAACTAAATCAACTTTTGGAGATATTTATATGAGCGGATTAGTTGCAATATTTAAAAAACATTAAAAAAAAATTGAAAAAATAACATAATATTATTATATTATTTTTATCATGTCTTTTACCACTAATGATTCAAGTGATAGTACTCCACCAAATACAACAACAACAATTATGACAACCACCGAAAATGGTGATGTTGCATTTGCAAATATGAAGAAAGCTCTTTTGGAGTTGAACCATCATATGGTTCGTAAAGTTTATAGTTATGATCCCCCTAGGGAAAAGAAAACGAAAGAGGGATATTTTGCACCAGACCCAAATATGAATATAATTGATCCTGAGCATAGAGCGCAACTTGATTCTGATTTTGAAAATTTTATTAAGGAAGTCGCAGCACAAAGCCCAGAAGCTCAGGCTGAATCATGGACTCTTATGTTCCGTTATCTTTTTTATCTTAGAAATATTCGTGGTCCAGGAAAGCGCGAGAGAATGCTATTTTTCTATCTTCTCCAAAAGGTACATTCAGTCTTTCCTCAAACTATTACTGCACTACTTTCTGCTGTTCCAGATTATGGAAGATTTGATGATTTTAATAAGATTATTAATATTTTTTATCCTATGGGTCATTCTGGAACTAATGTTGTAGATGCATCTATTGAATGGTTTATCAAGAACTTGGAGGCAGATTGTGTCCAAGTATTTGGTAAAAGTATTAAGATTATTACTTTGGATGAGTCCAAGGCAAAAAATAAGGAGATTGTCATTCTAAATAAGGCCGAACTAATTACTCATAAAAAGGGCATGCGTCTCAGTCTAGCTGCAAAGTGGATTAAAAGAGAGGGAAAAAAGGATGCAGATCTTCCTCGTTATCTTATTATGAAGAAGCTATTTCCCAAGATTTACGACGTAAAAGATCCCCTAACAACTCAGAAACGGCTTTCATATGCACAAGCAGTTCTGCGAAATATTGTATCAGCTATTACCCAACTGTCTGAGGTAGGTGAAGTTATGATGTGCGCTCAAACCGGAAGGAATTGGGCCGATATTAATATAGAGAATGCGCCTGCAGGATTTGGAACAAAGTATCGCAAGGCACTCTTGAATGAAAGCAAGACCGGTCCATCTACTCGCGATGATCGTATTAAGTGCAAGGAAAATACTCTGAAAGTTATTATGGAAGGTAAGCTCAAGGGCGCCAATTCTGACTTGGACAAGTTGAGTAAAATTATTTATTATGCAGATCTAGCAAAGACATCTCCAGATGAGAGGGCATTTATTAATCAACAATGGAATGACTTGGTCAAGTCAATTCGTGAGATGATTGAAACTGTTCCCAAGGGAGATGATTATATTGACCCAAAAAATATTATTCCAGTTGTTGATACATCTGGATCAATGCAACAAGTAAATGTTATTCATATTGCAATTGGTCTAGGAATTTTGGGAGCAACTCTAAGCAATATTCCTGGTTGTTTGATTAGCTTTAGCGACAAGCCAGAGTTATTCAGTTTGGATTTTGAGAAAGATATTTTTGACCAATTTCAAACTATCATGAGAGGCCCAATGGGTTATAGTACTAATATTGATGCAACTTATCGGATCCTTTTGGATTTGATGCAAGAAAACAAAGTTGAGAAGGCTAACTTTGCTCTACTATTTTTGACAGATTGTCAGTTTGATCAACAAGTTTATATTGAAGGTTTGGAACCGGATGTGGATAAAAAGGTTGCTTATCAAACTGTATTCTATGAAAGAATGGAGGCAGCATTTAAGGAAAAGGGATATACTCTTCCTAGAACTATTTTTTGGAATCTTGATGGCTCAGGCCAAGGATTCCCTGCTCTTGCAACGAGTAGCGGAATTCAGATGGTTTCAGGATTTAGCCAAACTATTATGAATCAAGTTATGACTGGAGATTTCAAGCTCATTATTGATGAAGAAACTGGCGAGGCTCGAGTCTCAGTTGATCCTTGGACATCATTTGTCGAAACTATTACCAGTTCAACCTTTGATCCTATTTTGAAGATTGTGCTGTCAGTGCAAGAGGGTGTAATGAAGGAGTACAAGTCAAATGAAATTACTATTATACAAAAGGAAGAGACTCTCCCTGACCTGACTGCATTAGGCTTGAATTAATTTATTTATTTTAAAAAATATTATTATAACAAAGATAATTATTTATTTTAAAGAAGATAATTATTTATTATAAAGAAGATAATTATTTATTATAACAAAGATAATTATTTATTATAAAGAAGATAATTATTTATTATAACAAAGATAATTATTTATTATAAAGAAGATATTATTTGATTTATTTTACAGTGAATATATTGTTTAATAGCAAATGTTCTTGGACTATCAAATTCTATTGAGTTTTTATAATCTAAAACGTAATATTCTAAATTAGTAAAGATACAAGCATATACTTTATTTTCTGGAATATATAATATATTTATAATATCATCTTTAATATATCCATTATACATTTTTCTTAATTCATTGTAATTCATCCAATTTAAAATCCTTTTTAATATTTTATTTAAATCCATATATTTATAATGAGTTCTTAAAAATTTGAATTATTTTAATTTTATTTTCAATATAATATGTATATATATGTTTTCTTGTTTTGATTGTTGTCAAATTAATATAGAAGAAGTAAAAGATCCTGTAAAATTTTCTTATGATATGGAATCAGAAAAAAAAATTAGTATTTTAAAATATCACTATAAGGTACAAAAAAGAATTATAAATATTAGACATGGTAATTCTGATATTATTAATAAAATTAATTATCTTCTAATTATTAAAGAACCATATAACTTTATTATTGATTTTAATGATTCAGATAGTATGATTTTTAAAGAATTAAACAATAATGATAAAAATTATTATTTAAATAATGATAATTTCAAAGAAACAATAGATGTTAATAAAGATTGGTTAGAAGAATGTTATAAGTTATATTTAAATACTAAAGCTAATAATGAATTAAATATAAAACTTAAAATTGAATCGGGTATAGTTATTGAAAAGTATAAACCTATAATTAAAATTACTATCTAAGATAAAAAAATTGTGTTTTTTTATCTTAAAAATATTTATTTTATTACAATGGAAATCAACCCTTTGGCTAATGAATTAAGAAGTTTAATAAAGAATTCCAATATAGAATTACTTTCCTTTAATGAAGAGGAAGATAAATTTATATTACATTTTTCTATAAATACTTATCCTATAAAAATTATTACTGATTTTTCAGAATATTGTTTCTTAGAATCTGGTATTTTAGATCTTGAAGATATTAATGCTCAATTTTTGAATTCAGAAGATAAAAATGTAAATTATATTTGTAAACAATTAAAAATGTTATCTAATAATTTAAATAAAACTGTTGTTCAAAATATTAAATTATTAGATCAATATCATATTTATCAAAAAATAAGCAAATCCTCCAAAGCAATAATTGATTTTCAGATAATTGAAAAGGAAGCTAAAATTCTGGTTGATAAATTTTCAAGAATTCATAAGGATGTTTCTAATTTTCCGAAAGAGCTATTCTTTAATACAAACCAAATTCTTCAAATTTTAAAGAAAGAAATAACTTCTATCAATGAAAATTTTAGACATCAACATAATATTATCCCTATTGATAATAATATTTATGAGTTGAGTCTAAAATTAAAACTGAATAATCCTATTATTAAAGAAATTAAAAGTAAATTAGGATATGATTATATTGAAATGAAAATTAGTGTGGAACCAAAGATGTATCCTTTCATTCCTCCAAAATTTGAATTTGTTAAACCAGCAATTAAATTACCACTAGTTTTCAATTTAATGAATTTAAAAATACTTAAAATTGAAAACTGGATTCCAACAACTAATTTAGATTGGTTAATTTCAAAATTATCAGAACAATTAGAAAAAGTAATTCATGAATATGTAAATTTAGATGAAACTAAATTTATGGAATTAGAAATTTTATTGATTAAATTAGCTTCTATTACTAAAGAAGATTCAATTGAACAGGAAGTTTTAAATATAGAATTTCCAAAATTTATTAAAGAAACTAAAGAAAGCAAAGATAAATATTGGGAATCTGGAACTGGTTATGGTCATGATTCTACTAAGAATTGGGATATTACCGCATTTATTAAAGAACAAGAAATTATTCAATCTGATTTAACATTTTTACTCATTAAAATTAAAAATGAAATTAAATTAGAATCTATAGAAATAATAATGCAATCAATAATGCCTAAATTTTTAATAAATAGAATTAATGGATTAAGTTTATTGGAATTAGAGAAAAGTAAAATATTATATGAAGAAATTATTAAAATATTAGATAAAATAAAAGATTTTATTAAAAATGATGATAAATATCAAGGTTTTATTAATAAAATAGAACATGCATTTTTAAATATTTCTGATGAAATTAATTCTTTGTTTCAAACGAATCAGGAAACTCAAGAAAATCCTATTTATCTGTTAATTCATTGTGTTTCAGATTGGTATAAAAGTAATAAAAAAGAAGAAGAAGTTAAAACTATTAAAATTATTAATTCGGATATTAAAAATGAATACGAGGAATCTATGAAAAAACTACAATTTGCAAATTATGAAATTGGTTCTAATCATAGATTTATTAAAGAAAAAGAAACTAAAATTACTTCAAAACAAACTATTATGAGAATTATATCTGAAAATTCAAGTTTTAAAAAGGATTTACCATTAAATTGGGAATCTACTATTTGGGCTAGAGTATCTAAATCTAATCAAAATCTATTTAGCTTTTTTATTTCAGGACCTAAAGATACTCCTTATGAAAATGGTATTTTTGAATTTCATGCTTGTTTCCCTGCAGATTATCCTAATTCTGAACCTAAAGTTCTATTACATACTACGGGTAATAATACAGTTAGATTTAATCCTAATTTATATAATGAAGGGAAAGTCTGTTTATCTATATTAGGAACTTGGTCGGGTCGTCCAGAAGAAAAATGGCAACCTAAAATTTCTAGCTTTTATCAAGTATTAGTTTCAATTCAGTCTGATATTTTAGTAAAAGACCCTTATTTCAATGAACCTAGTTATGAAAGAACTAGAAAAACAGAAGAAGGAAAAAAGAATTCTAAATATTACAACGAAGAAAGATATCATTCAACGATTAGATGGGCGATCAATGATATGATTAAAAATCCACCTGCGTCAATGGAAGAAGTTATCAAGAAACATTTCACTTTTAAAAAGGATGAAATTATTAAGACAACTCAGGAATGGTATGATAATTGTGTTAATCCAATATTTAAAAATGAATTGGGAAAAGCTAGAAATGAAATGATAGAATTATTTAAGACCCTATCATAAAATTAATTTAATAAATCATTTTTTAAGTTAATATATTTATTCTTATATTTTATATATTTTTGTTTATTAGAAGATTCTACTTTTTTAAAAGATGATCCAGCACTACCTACACCAGAAGCACCAAGAGCAGCTGCAGCTCCGAGAGCAGCAGCAGTACTAGAAGAACTTGCAGCACTTTTAGCTGCAGCTTTCAGTTCACGTTCTTTTGCTTTTGCAATTTGAGCAGCTCTCTTTTCTAAACCTGCCTGTTCTTTAGGACTTAATCTACCACCACTTGGACTTAAAATACCACCACTTGGACTTAATCTACTACCGCTTGGACTTAATCTACTACCGCTTGGACTTAATCTATCACCCTCTGCTAATGATTGACCTCCGCTTGGACTTAATCTACCACCCTCTGCTAATGATTGACTACCACTTGGACTTAATCTACCACCCTCTGCTAATGATTGACTTTCAACTGAATTTAATCTACTTCTCTCGGCGCCTTCCGGGGCATGAACACCAGTTATGCCTGTTTTAGGTTGATTAACAATAGGCATTGCACTATTAAAAATTATACTAGGATTATTAACTAATTTTTTAAATTTTTCAACTAATTCTTCTAATCCGATACTATGATTTTCTACTCTAAATAATTTATATCTTTCAAATAATTCACCACCTAAAACTACTGAAGTTGAAAAAATATCAAGAGATCCTTTATAAAACTTTCTTAAAATAAATTTTTCACCTTCAACTGTATTAAAATTTAATATAATAGTTTTAAAACCCTCTTCTTGTTCGGTTATTGACTCTAAAATTGCTGTTTTAAAAATTGGAGGCTGAACGGTATCATCATAAATAATAAATATATCACCTTTAACTAATAAAGATATTTGAGTTAAATCAACAATATTAGTAAAATCAGTAGATTTTTCTTTCATAGTTGCAAAAAGAGCATCTTCCATTAATAATATTTATATTTTTTTTCTAAAACAATATAAATGAAATATAATATTATTTTAGATGGTAAGAATGAATTCTATCCAAATTTAAATAATAAAAAATATAATATTTTATCTGCAGATTCAAAAGAAAAGATTACTTTCATGATCAATTTTTTTTTAAACTTTATTAAAAATCAAAATAATAATATTAATTTAAAACATTTTATTGGTTGTGATTTTGAATTTAATAGAGTCAGTAAGAATGAAAGAGATGTTGCTTTATTTCAGATAAATATGGAAATTGAAAATGAAAACTTTGGAACTATATTTGTTTTTTACCCTCCTGAATTAAATACTGATCAAACTAATATTTTATTAAAATTATTAACTAATAAATATATTATAAAAATTTTACACGGTGGCGAATCTTTAGATATTCCCTATTTATTTGATCAATTATTAAAAACGAAAGACAATATAATTAATTTTTGTAATAATTTATTTGATACTAAATATTTATGTGAATATGGTCATATTGAATCTAATAGCAATATTGTTAAATGTTCAATTTATTATTTATTAGAAGAATATAAAATTATTACTTCTAAAAAATTTAAAGATTTAGAATCAATTGAAGAAAAAACTGGTCCAATCTATTTAATAGACATTAATATTCACAAATTATCTTACGATGTTTTAAGATACTCCTTATACGATGTATTATTTCTTCCAGAATTAATTAAAAAATTTATTGCTAAAGGAGAAATGTATTACAAGATAATTCCTGAAATTACTAAATTGGTTTTTCAGTATAAAAGAATGGAAGATCACGATATTAATAAAATTAAGAAAGAAGTTGTAAAATTAAATAATAACTTTTTAAAATCAGGGGCGATATTAAATGATATTTATAACTATTATGTTTTAACTTTAGTTAATAAAAAAATAAACAATCTATTAAAAATAACCTATTTTAGAGAATTTTTTGAGATTTGTTTAAAATATATTGTATATAAGTATATTACTTCAAATATGGACGTATATGAAAATAAGAATAAATTAATTAGTCCTTTTTTACAATATAATTTTAATAAATACACTGTTTTAAAAGATATACTAAATAGTTTTGAAAAGGAGCTTTATTAATGAAAAAAATAGTTTTATTAATGAAGAAATAGGTTATTAATGAAAAAAATTGATTTAATTTTATTTAAAGACATATGATTTATTTACTTTAATGCCCCCTGTTAAGAAGAATACAAAGAACTCTACTACTGATGAAAACAAACCTAAACTCGCTAAAGAAACCAAGATTCAAGTTGAAGACGTCAAGGTTCAGGTGAGTGAGAACAAAGAAACTCCTACCAAGAAAACATATAAGCCCAAGTCCAAAATTATTGATGACGTTGAAGATGACGAGGGAGAAGATGATGATGATTTTCAAGGAAAAAAGAAATCAGTCCGCAAAGCCGGATGCACCCTCCTTGTTTCCCCAAATGAAGGTAGTGGTATTAATGAATCAACATTTAAGGATATGCCCGGGCGCACTTCTACTTTTAAAACTTCCAAAAATGCATATTTCGTTGAATTCGGAACAATTCAAGAATCTCTGGATATTTACCGTAAAATCAGAAAAGATTATCCCGAGACAAAAATTAAATTTTGTTCCTACAAGTTATATCTCCGTATTACTGGCCTAACTGACCAAACTGATTACCAAGAGGGCAAACAAGCTATCTCTTCTCAGGTAGAAAAGGCCACTGGTGGAAATGTTCTCTATTTCAAGTTCTACCGTAAGGACAATCATTTCATTGGCTGTGCTGATCTGACCGTAGATACCAAGGGCGCCATGGACAAGCTTCTTGACCGCGATGGTGATCTGAATAAGATGACAGTTGGTGATTTCAATATCACCTTCTACCCATTTAAAGCCGACAAGAACAGCAACCACACCGACGGTGATAAGGTAATGTCTGCCTAATTTAAAAATTATTTTATTTTAAAACTTTATTAAATAATATATATTATTTAATAATGTCAAACAATTATATTATTTATATTTTATTTAATAGTTTAAACAATTGTACTTATGTTGGAATGACTAATAATCCAACTAGAAGATTAAGACAACACAATGGTGAATTAGTTGGAGGTGCGAAATATACTAAAATTAAGAAAGGTGAAGGTAATTGGAATTTTTATGGTTGGGTGAAAGTTATCAATAATGGAGAATTAAATAAAAGTAGAGCAATGTCAATTGAAAAAAAAATACAAATTGCTTCAAGAAGATGTTCAGGGAATCCTATTGAAAAAAGATTAAAAGCAGTTAATAAAATATTGGAAGCAAATAGTGATTTAGAATTTGAATTAAAATTAGAGAATATTCTAGAAACTCATTGATTCATTTTTTCCACGTTCACTTTTAACATTATTACCAGAGAAAAATTTTCTTTCCAAATCAAAACTCTTTTGTGGTGCATTTAATATACCTACCATTGAAAATATTCTATCTCCTACTAATTGAGAATTAACTTTTTCTTTTTTAGGCGATAAATTATCATTTTGTTTTCCTTCTCCCTTAGATAGAATAATTTCATCATACATTTTTCTAAATTCTTGATTTGATAAAACAAATTTTGCTTTCTTTAATTCTTTAACTTCTGCTTTTTGGGAAGAATTTAAATAAGGAAGATTTCTATATTTTTCAATTTTGGTATTATAAGCTTTATAAACATCTTCATTAGTTGATCCTTTCCCTAAATCAAGAATTTTATAATAGTAATCTACTATTTCCATTATAAATAGACATTTTTATTTTTAATATTAAACTTATTATATATTTTTTATAATTAATTATTAATAATTTCATGACGAGTTTAAGTTAAATTTTTAATTATTTGATTTGCACATGTTAAATTATTTGATAAAAGATGAGTTAACACTTTTTCAACATTATGAGGTTCCAAAAATTTTATTTTTTTAATATCTATAATATTTCCTCCCTTCTGATTGTGTTGTTTTAATCTATAATAACTAATTCTTTTCTGAAAATCATATAATTTTATCTTTTTTTCTTCAAATATATTAATATAATCTAAATAGGAAATCATTAATTTTATTTAGAAAATATTTTAGACATGACTTGAAATAAAAAAATTGTCTTAAATTATTATAAGGAAATAATATCTTAATAAATATAATGTTATCACCTAATGTCTTTACTCAAGTAAAAAACATTTTCAATAAAATGTCCGATAATGATGAATTTGAAATTATGTTTAATAATTATAGATCGGATAATAAGTTATCTATAATTAAATTTATGGATGCTTTAAAATATTTAAGATTTAGAAGCGATCAAGATAAATTAAACTTAATAAGTGAAACAACATTAGATATCGGCTTTAATTATGATAATAATAATGTTTATAGAATTACTGTCATTGGAAATGAAATGATTAATAAAATTTTAAATTTAGTTCATACAAGGAAAAATCATATTATTTTTTCTATATTAGTTACACAATTTGGGAAAGATCCTAATTTTGCTTTCATAAATAAAACAAAAGACCCTAAAAATGTAGTTGATTTAGAACATTATGATATTAGATTTAGAAAATCGACAGAAGAACCATTAAAAGAAAAAAAATTAAAAGAATTAACTAATATTTCAATCACTGATACTGATAAAATATTTTTTAGATATAAACAAAGAATGAGTTTAATATTATTAGATGAAAAAAATGACAAAGCTAGAATAGATTTAACAATTATTAAATCTGGTAATAATCCAAATATATTACAAAATTCTGAGAAAAGTTATGAAATAGAAATTGATTATATGGGTAAACCAACGGATAAGAATTTGGATATGATTACTAAAGAGATGGAACTTTTAAAGAAAGTTTTAGAAGGTACTGACGAATTAATAACAAAGGATGAAAACAAAAAAACAATAGAAAATTATAAAAAAATAGTCTATGGTTTATCATCGGAAACATCTAATAATTTATACTCAATGCAGCCTATTTCTGCAGAAGTAACTCATGTAGTTGATAAAATTCCCAATAAATATAGTGTTACCGATAAAGCAGATGGTGAGAAATATCAATTATTCGTGTGTGAAGAAAATATATATTTAATCTCAAATAATTTAAATGTTAAAAAATTAAGTAAAAAAGTAAAAGGAATTAATAATACAATTATTGAAGGAGAATTAATTCATTTGATTAAAGAGAAAAAATATCTATTTATGGGTTTTGATTGTTTATGCTACAATGGAAAAGATATTAGAAATGAAACTATATTAGAAAACAGATTAAAATTGGTCTATGACACATTAGAAAAAATTAGTGATGAAACTATTTATAAATCAAAACCCTTTAAAGGTGATTTTAATATGGATAAACAAGAAAAACATTATTTATCCGAAATTGAAAATTTTTATGAAAATTTAAATAAAATAATAAAGGATTCAAAAGAAAATAATTTTATATTTCATCCTAAACTTTTTATTTTTCCAACAGGTGGAGCTAATTCTGAAGCATTTTTATATGCTTATCTAATTTATAATTGTTGTACTAATTCAAATAAAGTAAGTTGTCCTTATTATTTAGATGGTATTATCTTTACAGGGTTAGAACAAAAATATACAAGAGATAAAAGAGAACAAAAGTATCCTATTTATAAATATAAACCACCCGAAACTAATTCTATTGATATTTATGTTAATTTCCAAAGAAATCCTGAAACTAGTGGATATTATGAAATATTTGATAATTCATTACAACTTAAAATGGGTAGTATGTCTGGCGGTGATCAAATATTTAGAATTGCTAATTTTTTCGTAGGTGATTTAATTGGTAATAAAGAATTACCAGTTCCATTTATGAAAGATGAGTCAAACCATGAAGCATTTTTCCCATTAGTTAGAGGTGAAGTTAGAGATGTTGAAGGAAATATAATTCAAGACAATACAGTTATTGAAGTTATTTATACCAATAATCCAAATATTCCCCATAAATATAGGTGGTCTATTTTAAGAACTCGTTGGGACAAAACAGAAAGTGTATTAAGAGAACAAAAAAAATATGGTAATTTTAAGGATGTAGCTATAAAAACTTGGAAATCAATGAAAGAAGCAGTTACAATAGATGAAATTAAAAAATTATCTAATATAGGAACATATGATATTCAGTTAAAATTATTACAATCAAGAATCGATTCTACTGTAATTACATCTGAAAGAGCTCAAGATAGATATTATCAACAAATTACTAATTTATGTAAAATTATGAGATCTTTTCAAAACTGGGTTAAATCTATTCTAATTTATACATACTGTCAACCATTTAAGGAATTTCAAGATGGTAAAGAAAGAAAGGCAAATATTTTAGATTTTGGATGTGGGCGTGGTGGTGATATTCAAAAGTTTTATCACGCTCGTGTAGGAGATTATGTTGGAATTGATCCTGATTATGAAGGTTTATTTGCAGCTACTGATAGTGCTGTAAGTCGTTATAATTATTTAAAATCTAAATTTCCAGATTATGGTAAAATGACTTATATTCAAGCTGATGGTTCTATACCATTTAAATCAGATATACAAGCTAAAAAATTTTCAAATATGTCCCAAGATAATAAGAATAATATTGATAAATATCTATCTGGTAAAAATAAATATGATATAATTACTAGTATGTTTGCAATTCATTACCTTTTTGAAAATCAAGAGACTACGCAAAATCTTATTGATAATGTTAAAAATAATCTAAAAGTTGGTGGATATGTTGTTTTCACCTTATTTGATGCGAATGAAGTTTTGAAATTACTAGGAGATAATAACGTTTATACTTCATATTATACCGATGACGATGGTAATAAAACAAAATTATTTGAAATTACAAAGAAATACAATGGAAATTATAAAGATGAACCTGGTCAAACAATTGATGTCTTAATGACTTGGTTTTCTGATAAAGCAATTCCTGAAAATTTAGTATCAACAAAACTTATGAATAGTACAATGGAAAAAGCAGGATGTAGATTGATTGATTCTGATTTATTTTCTAATATTTATAATATTAATAAACATTGGTTTTTAGATGTTGTTCCTCATGAAGAAAATATTAAAAATAAAAAATTCTATGAAGATGTTGCACAATTTTATGGGAACTTAAAAGGACCAGATAAGGAAAGTAAAACATTTTCATTTTTGAATAGATATTATATCTTTCAGAAATATGAATAACAGATTATTAACATTATAAACAGAATAGTATGAATAAATCAAAAAATTGATAAACCTTTATTTTAAATAAATTTATTTAAACTAATGGATTATAAACACATATTCACTGAAAACACAGTATTAGAAATGGGAACAGGTTTAATTGTTCCTTTACATATTATTAACAAATTTCTATTTGGTAAAAAGGATAATTTTTGTATAATTAGTAAAATGGCTCTTTTAAATGGAGAAATTATTATAGAAAAAAATAATAAATTTTATTTGAAACTTTCTAAATTTGAGGATTATATAAATTTAATTAAAAATATGAATGAAAAGATTCCTTTTTTCCCTTATAATTATTACAACTTGTTTGATAAAAATAATACACATTATTATTCATTATTTGAAATTATTAATGAATATATTGATTTTCTTGATAATAAAGATGATCATTTTGGTAGAACAATTAAATATATTATTAAACCAAAAAATATGTTAAATTGTAATTTAGTTTCTTCATTTTTAGATTCATATTGTTTAGAATTTGAAAATAAAGGTAAATCTCTTTTTATAAATATTGGAATTGATAATTTAGATAAAGATAATTTTATTTCTTTTTCTCCTGACAGAAATATGAATCAGTATGAAAAATTATATGAAAGTCATAAACAATCTTTATTAATGGAAGATCCAGAAACTTTTTTGATTAATAATCTAGAAAGAGTTACAGGAGATATAAATTATGCAACTTTAATTGTTAAATCTTATCTAGCAAAAACCGAGAAAACAACAGATATATCATGGATTTCTAATTTAGTAGAATGGAAAAATGAAGTATCAAAAAATAATTCTATTAATTCTTTCATCAGTCATTATCCACATTTAATTGAGGATAATAAAACTAATTTTGAAGGTTTTAATAAATTTTTGTTAAGTATTGAAGCCAATCATCTTCATTCGTGGGAAGTAAAAGAACAAATTAATGAGTTATATTATAAAATAACTCATGAACTTATTAGTAGTTTTGAAATGTTATATCGTTTCAAATAATTTTTTTATTAATCTCTCAATAATTTAGTAATCTTTTAATAATTTAGTAATTTTTTAATAATTTACACCAGAAAGATCTAATTGGAGGAAAGGAGATAAATATCCATAGAAAGTGGGAATAAATACAGATTTTAAGTTATATAATTGAGGATCATACCACCAGTAATAAAGAGGGGGTGTTACTACTGGTCTATATACAGAAGCTTGTACATAGAAATCGTCAGATGAAGCTAAATCAGAATTAGAATCTTCATCAAAGTCATAATCTTCCATTTTTCTTCTGGGTGCTTTCTTAGAACCCTTCTTAGAACCCTTTTTCCTAGACCCAGCTTTGCCACCAGCTTGGTTAAATTTAGTTTTAAAAGTATCTAATTTACTTTTAAATTTATCAATAGAACTATCGGAGTTGTGAGTAGTGTAGGGTTCTACATTAAATTTTACTTCATCTTTTTCTCTTACTTCTTTTACAAGGAAATGGTAATATTTACCATTACCAGAAGAACCTTTTTGAATAGTAAAATAGAATTTTGGGATACTATTGTTAAAGTGTTCAGATAAATTTTTGTAAATTGTTTTGGCTGCATTAATAGAGTTTTTTGATTTTACTGAAGTCTTTATATCTCCTTGAATATAAGGATTTACAAGATTGTAGGTATTAGACATTATATTAATTTAGAATATTTTTTTTCTATTTTAAATACTTTAAAACCATTTTAAAGACTTTAAACTTATTTAATTAATGGTCTATATTTTAGAATTAGAGACTTCGCAAACGAACGCCATAAAGATTCTAATCGACACAATAAGCTCAATCGTCACCGATGTTAAAATGACATTTTGTCCTTACTACATCGATAAAACAAATCTAGAAACAGAAAATTCGGAAACAGATACTGAATTAGTAACTGAAACTAATGAAAACAAGGGTAAACAAGTTGGAGGTTTAATTATGAAAGAAATTAATAAGGCAGGATCAATATTAGTTTATAGTAAACTTGATTCTGATAAATTCGATAAATATAAATACAATTATCACAAGAAGAAGATTACTATTGGAGTAAATTTAGATAATTTATTAATAATTTTAAAATGTATGTCAAATATGGATAAAATGACTTGGGCTCTCGATGATGAGGATATTAATAAATTAATTATTATTTTAGAAAACACTGACAAAAAAGAAAAGAAAATTTTTAGACTCAATTTATCTGATTTAGATGATGAAAAATTAGAAGTTGATCCTATTCAATTTCCATATGCAGCTTATTTTCCTTCATCTGATTTTCACAAGTATTGTAAAGATATGAGTTTAATTACAGAGAAAATAGAAATTAAATGTGCTAACAATAAAGTAAGCTTTGGTGTTAAAGGGGCTGAAATTTGTGATGCTGATTTTGAAATATCAGAAACTAATGGTGGTCTTTCAATTGATGTCAATACAGATAATAAAAATGAGATAGTACAGGGTGTATTTTCATTAAAATGGTTAAATGTATTTACTAAATGTACTAATTTATCTCCACAAGTAATTTTGTATTTAAAAAATGATTACCCTTTAATTATTAAATATGCTGTTGCTGCATTGGGTGAAGTAAAGTTTGTCCTATCCCAGAAGGATAATAAAAATTAAAAGATGATATTAAAAAATTAAATTTTATAAATATTTAATTTTTTACTAAGTTATATTATATGCAAACTTGTAATCCAGGTGATTTTCAAATTAATAATCTTAAATGTGCAGTATGTCCAAAAGATTATCCTAATTATGCAAATGGAACATGTTATTCATGTTTAGGGGGTATCATAAAAGATAATAAATGTTTATTAATTAGACCTTCTATTCCTAGATCAGATACAGATACACCATGTCCAAAATATTATCAATCTTATCAAGGATATTGTTATGCTTCTTGTCCAGATAATTTTAGTAAAGATCCTAGTAATATAACTCAATGTATCGCTAATGATAATAAAGGAGTACCGCCTAAAAACATTTATCATATTAATCTTCCCAGTAATTCTAAAATTATGATTAAGGAAAATATGGAAAGGTTTAAAAATATTGAAAATGAAGATTGTGATTATTCAACAGATTATATTATTTTTGGTTGTATAGTAATATCTTTAATTTTATTTTATTATTTAAGAAGATAATTATTCCGAGCCGTAATTATTCTGGGCGGTAATTATTCCGGGCGGTAATTATTCCGGTATATGGGCGATGTATATAATTTCCATACCCCATTTTTTTAAAATAGTTTCATTTAGTAAAACTAAACTATTTTCTTTACTATTTCTATTCCAAATTTTAATAACACTATAATTATTTTTTTTTAAACAAATTGATATACCTGTTATATCATTAGGATTTTTTGATAATTTTTCAGAAACTAAATAAAGTGATAAATCTTCCCATAATTCTTGAGATTGATTTTCATGAACTTTATACGACCAACACCCTCCTTTTTTATTTTCTGGATCTTCCCAAATTGGTGTTGTATTTTTTTCCATTAAAAAATAATGTTTTTGATTAATACCACCCATCTTATCCCAATTATTAAAAAGTTGCCAAAAATCTCCAATATTTTTAATATCATAAATATTTTTAAAACCATCTATTTTCCAATTATCTTTATCGTGATGATACCATAAATTCCATTCTCTATGAAATTTCGTTTCTAGATTTAGTGATTTTTTTGCACTTATTTGTGTATTTGTTTGATTTTCCATTAAAGTTAATATAAATAATATTCTTTATATAAATTTTTTTTAAATTTGCATTTGATAGTATAGTTTTAAAAAGTAATATATAAATATAATAATGGATTATTTATTATATTTTAGAGAATTATTTGTTAAAAATTATTGTGTTTCGATTACTGCGATTGAAGTTAATAATATTAGATTTAAACATTCAATATTCTTTTATCTTTTTAGAATTTTTCCTTTTTCAATAATTAAATTTCTTTTTGAATTGTTCGATAAGATAATATCTTTTAAATATATTTATAAAATGGATAATTTATATTTTTCAAATCACGTAAAGGGTATTACTATTAGCCCAATAATATTAAATTTAGAATTATTTAATAATGAAGAATATAAAATTTCTATAAAAGAAAATATTCAAAAATATAATAGAAGTATTCCAATATGGTATTTTTTATATAATGAAAATCTTCAGTATTTTTTAAATTATAAAATTAAATATATTTCAAAAGCAAAAATTATTGAAAAAGAAGATACAATAAATGATAATAAACTATTGAAAGATTTATCTGATTAAAATAATATAAAGAGTTAATCTATTTTTTAAATAATTAATGGTTTATGAAGTTTATTTATTTTTATTTGGTTTATTTATATTTTTTAATGTAAGTTATCAAACATTTTTTGGTTTATTTTGTGGATATAATATGTTATCATTTTATAGAAAGAATAGACATCACATAATGGATGATACTACATCTATAAATGTTTGTCTTTTTTATATAATGATGATTTTAGATGGAATTATTCTTTATTTTTGGTTAATAAATATTTATTTACATAAATACAAAACATACAGAGATATTATTTATTATTCTAACAAAATCAATTCCCTATTTTTACAAACTAGTACCTATATTTCAAATACTTTATTTAATTATTTTCAAAACTCACCTAAAGAAAATAATAAGAATGCTAACGATAATACAAAGACACAGAGTCAGAAAATTAAGAATGAAACAGATGCGATAAATTTTCTTGAAAAACTGAAAAAATGTTAAAACTAAATATTTTATCAAATAAAAAAATTTGATAAAAATATTTAAAAAGATTATATCATTATACATAATGCCCAAAGAATCAAAACATATTGAAAAAAAAGAGAAAAAAACAAATATGTCGGATGATAATAGTCAGAAAACTACTGAAAATGCTAGTCAGAAAACTACTGAAATAAGTAGTCAGAAAACTACAGAAATAACTACTATAAAAAATATTGGGGATAAAATTGAAGATAATATTAATCAAAAACACATTGATAAATTAATGCATTTATATTTTAAACAACCTAAAATTCTTTATGAACATTTATTTGCATCTTCAGATCAACTTATTGAAGGCATTGCACATAGTTTAACTCAAGAACAAAATTATTTTTTTCAGAATGTTATTGAAAATATAATTTATCTTCATGGTTTTAAATTTACTAATGTTAGAATTAAACCACCTACTTTTGATAATGATAATGAAATTAAATTTCCATCTGATGCAAGAAAAAATCATTTAAATTATTTTGCAACTATAGTAGCTGATACTATTCAAATTCTAGAGAAAGTAAATATTATTACTGGCGACAGAACAATTAAAGAAATAGGCGAAGTAGAAAAAGAATTAGCTATTGCAAATATTCCTATTATGACTAAATCTAAATGTTGTTCCACACAAATTAAAAAAGATTTACATGGTGAATGTAAATATAGTCCTGGTGGTATTTTTATAGTAGGTGGTCAAGAAAAGGTAGTTATTTCCATAGAAAAGATGGTTGATAATAAACCGTTAGTATTTGTTAAGAAAGATCCTACTTATGAAGATGGTTTTATCTATACTGCTCAAATTAATTCTAGAAAGAATGAATGGTCAGATAATTTACAAATTGTAACAATTAAAAATAGGAAGGATGATGATATCACTATAACTACATCAACATTAATTGATGTTCCTATTTTTGTTCTTTTCAGAGCATTAGGTGTTGAAACTGATCAAGACATTATATCAAGAATTACATATGATTTGAATGATGTTAAAATGATTAACTTGTTAAGAAGTTCAATGGAATATTCTACTGATGATCAAGATAATAAGATTAAGACTAAAGAAGAAGCAATTGAATATTTATCTTCTAAACTAAGAAAAAACAGAATGATATCTCAAACAGATGAGAAATTAGCTAAGATTCAAAGAAAGATGATGTTAGAAAAAATTCTAAGACAAGATTTCTTACCTCATTTAGGCGAAGATATTCCAAAGAAAATATTATATTTAGGATACATGGTCAATAAATTATTAAATGTTTGGTTAAGTCGAATTGATCCAGATGATAGAGATGCTCTTCAAAATAAAAGAGTAGAGACACCTGGTATTTCTATTGGTCAATTATTTAGACAAAATTGGAAAAAGATGTTAAATGAAATTGGTAAATTATTTGCAAAGAAAAATACATCTGACGAAAGTCCCATTAATATGGTCAATCAAATTAAACCTTCTGTACCAGAACAAGGAATTAAAACAGCTTTAGCAACAGGTATTTGGGGTATGAATAAAACAAAAAAGGGTATTGCACAGTCTCTTCAATTATTGTCAAATCTTCAAGGTTTGTCAATTTTAAGAAGAGTTATGGCACCTTCTTTGGATTCATCTACATCAAAGGTAACATCCATTCGCCAAGGGCAGAATTTGCAGCTCCAGTTCTTATGCATCGCGGAGACGCCAGAGGGAGCTAAAATTGGAATTGTTAAATCTTTGGCTATGATGGCAACGATAACACATCAGAATTTATCACAAAATGATATTATCACGGCTGTGCTTAAATCTACTAAAATGAAACATCCAGCAGATGTTGATCCTTTACAAATGAAATTAAATACTAAAATATTTATGAATGGAGATTGGATCGGTATTTGTGATTTAAAAGATAGTAATACTGTTTATTCTTTACTAAAAAATAAAAGAAGGGAAGGAGTCATAGATAAATATACTACTATTTCATTAGATTATGGTAAAAAGGAAATTAAAATATTTTCTGATGGTGGTAGATTAATCAGACCCCTTTTAATTGTAGAAAATAACAAATTAGGAATAACTAAGGAGGTTATGGAGGATGTTGATAATGAGTTAGCTTCTAAAGACTATGCTAAAGGATGGAAAAGAATTTTATCAAAACATACTAATTTAATTGAATATGAAGATATTGAAAGTTCAAATTATATTATGTGTGCTGATAGATATTATCGTTTAAATGATACTGAAGAAAATAGAAATCGCGCAATTGAAAATAAAGATTTAAGTAAAATCAATAGATATGGAGAATACAGATGGGTTAAATACACACACTGTGATTTTCACTCTTGGACTCAATTAGGTATTATTGCTGGAAATATTCCATTCAGTAATCACAACCACTCTGGTCGTAATATTATTCACTTTTCTCAAGCTAAACAGGCTATTGGTGTGTATTTGACTAGTTATAAAGACAGAATGGATATTTCCCAGATTTTATATTATCCACAATTACCAATTGTCACCACAAAAACAATGGAATATAACAATAGCTTAGATTTACCTTATGGTGAAAATGCTATTGTTGCAGTAATGTCATATAACGGGTACAACCAAGAAGACAGTATTGTGTTCAATCAGAGTGCTATTGATCGTGGCTTATTTAGAGCTGATACTCTAAAGAAATATCATTCAGAAATTGATAAGAATCCATCGACAAATCAAGATGATATTTTCACCAAGCCCGATAAGAATAAAGTAGCTGATATGAAACAAGGTAATTACTCTAAATTAAATGATAAAGGGTATGCACCTGAAGAAACAGAAATTATTAATGAAGATTTTATAATTGGTAAAGTATCACCTATTCAACCAACTGGAGATAATAATAAAGTTTATAAAGATAGTTCAGAAATCTTCAAGTCTAATGTAGATGGTGTTATTGATAGAGTCCACTCTGGAATTTATAATACGGAAGGATACGAGATGTATAATGTAAGAGTAAGAATGGAAAGAATTCCAGTGATAGGGGACAAATTTTCAAACAGACACGGTTAACTTTGGCCGTAAAGTGGTGTCAAAAGCACTGCTAGTCAGTTTATAGCTGGCAAAGTATCCAAATTGCGGGGACCTCCCGAACTCTTAAAAGAGTGAAGCTAATTACTACTAAGTTAATTCAGTAATGGATTAATGGCTAATGTTAACTGCATTGGACTAGACATTATGTGTCTGAAGTAAAAATGTAATTAGTAATTGAGGGACAATCCGCATCCAAGCTTCCTTATTCGCACACCCAACTGATAGAATAAGGAAGAAGGTTCAACGACCATATGGATATTGTGGGATAGAGGTATTAATCACCCCTCGTTTTTAATCCCATCAAAATATGATCTAGCCCCACGAGAAATCGTGCCATATTGAGATTAGATTAGAGTAAATTCTAATCTGTCTAATTTTATACTTTGTATAAAATTGTAGCCCTGTATATTCTATAAATTCATTTGCCTTTTAGGTAAAGGAAAAATATACAGGTCGAAGTTATGGAGGGGGATAACATTAATTTGTTATCTCCTCGGTAGTTCGCAAAAAGGCACCCTTGGGATTGCCTTACCCCAGAAAGATATGCCATTCACATCCGATGGTTTAGTACCTGATATGATCATGAATCCTCACTGCTTTACAGGCGAAACTTTAATTAGTTTACCTAATGGTGTTGCAAAGAGGTTAGATACTTTCTCAGAAGAAGGAAATGAAAAAGTATTATCATGGTGTCCTGAAAATAAACAGTCAACTATGTCTTATTCAGTTGGATTAGAATCAAAAGGTATTAAAGAAATTATTAAATTAACATTAATTGATGGAAGAGAATTAAAATGTACTCCTGATCATCAATTTAAAGTATTTAGAAATAATATAGTAATTAATAAACAAGCTAAAGATATTGACTTTGAAGATAAATTAATAATGACACCAATTGGAACAGAAGATAAGTCTTATGAAGAAGAAGATGATTGGACTTTAGAATTTGGTGATTATAAATTTAATATGGAAAATGATAGAGAAAGGGAAAAAAGTTTAGCCTTTGCAAGAATACTTGGATATATACATACAGATGGTTGTTTATCTAGAGTAGAAAGAACTAATGGTAATACAGAATATAAATGCTTAGTCTACATGGGTTCAATGATCGATGGAAATAGTATGTTAGATGATATTGAATTAGTCACTGGAAAAAGACCTAAAATAATCGATAACTATTCGGAAAATACTAATTCTCATACTTATAACATTAATTTGAGCGATACTTTTGCTAGATCGTTAATTACATTACCTGGTATGGCAATTGGAAGAAAAACAACTCAAGAAACAAATTATCCTGAATTCTTATTTGATGAATTATGTCCTAAATCAATTATCAGAGAATTCTTAGGTGGTTCTTTCGGTGGTGATGGATGGGCTCCTCATTATACAAGCGGTGATAAACATACATTTACCAATGTAAAATTTTCACAAGCTATTGCTAACGAATTTATAGAATCAATGAATGATAAGATTACACAATTTATTGATTTGATGAAAAAGATAGGTGTAGATGCTGAAATTTGTAGAAGAAGAGATTGTGTATCTGAGTCTCAAGAATATATTGATAGACCTAGAACCAGTTTTGAAATCCAAGTCAAATCAAATGAAGAATTCAGAAAGAATATTGGTTTCAGACATTGCATTCAAAAATTATTAAGATTAGAATTAGCTTGTGCTTATGAGAACTATTGCGAACAAGTTAAAAGACAACACAATAATATGATAAATAAGATGAATAAATATATGGAAATTAAATCAAATATGAAAGAAGCTTTAGAAAAAGGGAAAACTGATTTATATCATAATGAAAGAATACTAAATGAATATTATTCCTTATTAACTCCTACGTTAGCTCATAATAGAAGAAGAGAAAATAGATCTAATGATTTAAATATTTTTGATTATAATTTTATGGAAACTGCAGAAGAATTTATTAAAATGTGTGGTGCAGATAGTTGGTTTGATAAAGGAACTTATATAGTAAAAAGAACTGATAGACATATTCCTAATTATTATTTAGGAATTATGAAAAATGAACAGATTGAATCAGAAGAAGTATTTGATATAGGTGTTATGACATATCACCTTTTTATAGCTAATGGATCGACTGTAAGCAACTGTATGCCAAGTCGTATGACTATTGGTCAATTAGTAGAAATGACCGCAGCTAAGATTGGTGCTATTGATGGACAATTTATAGACGGAACACCATACTGTGATTACGATGTAAGAAAATTACCAGAAATGTTAGAAAAATTAGGATATAATAAATATGGAAATGAAATATTATATTGTGGTATGACTGGAAAGAAGATAGAAGCAGAAATATTTATGGCTCCTTCTTACCAAGTCAGATTGAAACACATGACTGCTGATAAATACCACTCAAGAAGCCGTGGTCCAAGACAAGCATTAACCAGACAACCGTTAGAAGGAAGAAGCAGAGACGGTGGTCTAAAAATAGGT